AGACGGTGATTAGTTTATTTTGTGTGTTACTCATAGTGTGTTTTTATGTGTGTTTAGTGTGTCTAATTCGATTGAATTGCAAACATTATAACATAGCTGTCAATACCCCCGTTTGCCCCTTAGATATCACGATTAGCAAAAAACTTTAGAGAAAACAAAAACACGCATTTCCAGAAATACAGCCATGCAAAAACAAACAATTAAAGCGCACCAAATAACACCCATCAAATCGGCTACCGAATACCGCCAAAAACTAGCCGCAATAAATATATTATCCAGTGCAACTGTAGTAAACACTACCCCCTCTTTACATTTAGAGACAAACTAGAGACATATATATAAAAAGAGACCCCATCAGGGGGTAAATATTTTTGCCATATATACGTATACCCCTTCAGATTTTTGTGGCAAAACCAACGGGTCACCTATAGCTCACAAAAGGCTTCCTAGCGTCCACCTCACCGAGATACTCATAGATACTTGTAATATCCTTCTGGTGGCTTATAAGGACATCCATCTGTGCCTCAGTGTACTTTAGGTGTTCATTATGCTTGTCCACCAGTTCATCTAGGAGTGCCTCTTGTTCCTTAAGGTCTTCTGAGAGCAATATCACAGCTACAACTAGGAGTGCTAGTAGGAGGCTGGTTATTACATTCTTCATAAAAATAAAAGACCCCCTAGAGAAAACACACAATCCCTAGGAGGTCACATATACACTATAACACAAACAAAGTTATTAAAAGTCTTCGTAGCTATCCTCATCATCACAGTCCTCTTCCCACTCTATGTCAAGCTCATTATCATTACTTGGGAGTAGGGCATCAGCGACCACCTTATGTGCGACTGTAGAAAGCCCTAGAGCAGCAAAGCTGTTGTTATACTCAACCTCACACTCATGGGGTTTGTCAGCAGCCACTATCAGGTAGCTCTCAAAGTGTTCTCCGAGTATCACTTGACACTGTTCTATTGGGGTTAATTCATCATCCATATACTTAAAGTTCACTAATATTCACATTCATCATAATACCTATTAACATAGTCAAATTATGAGATTCACTTATTAACACTTTAAGTGTACCATAGGTCATTATTTACCCCTCCTATTCCCTCTGTCTTGTAAGTCTTTGTTATTACTACTGTTATGAATGCACCTTTATATCCAATTATTAACACCTATAGACCCCTTATTTCTCTTATGGAATGTGTTCTCAAACTCTAGGAGTTGTTCTTTAATAAGGTCGTGTTTTCTTTCTTGCATCTTTAGGTCAGCATCTTGGTTCATTTGTTCTACCCAATAGCTGACAGCCATAGATAGAGCATCAAGTCTATCATCATGGGTAATAGCCCCACGGTCTCTTGTTATACGAGACATCTGGTAGAACAGTTGGTACTTTAGTTGAGCTTCTGGTTTATATGAGCTGCAACTATCGTAGTCCTTACGGATAACCTTGGGGTCAACTACGAGCTTATGGTTAGCCATTACAGGCTCTAGGGTCTCAATAATGCGTAGTTCTTTTTGTTTAGAGTGACGGACTTCTTCTATGGTGCATGGGTAAACCTTATTTAGAATGGGTCTAAGTAGTTCAACGAACATACCATCACCGAAGTTAGACTCGACTATGATAGCGTTTACTTTGTGTTCCTTAGCGATGACTGTCAGATTCTTAAGGGTAGCCTCGTCGTAGCCACCAGAGAGACCACCCGCTTCTGGGACAAATAGTGTACCATTGAGCATCTTAACGACAGCATATCCAGTCTCATCCTTACCACGACCAGAGGGGTCAATACTAAGGACACTACCTGTAAACTCTACGTGGTCGCCCACGGTGGTCATAGGGCGGTAGTATCTGTCCCCTGAGAGTCCGACGTTAGGGATGCTGCCATCATACTCAAGGTCAGGGGAGGAAGCCCACACAAGCTTCTCGGGGGCTACCTCTTTGTCTATAGGGGTAACAATAAGGTCACTGAGTTTTAGGGGGTATCTATCGACATCACTCAAGCGTGCATCCAACATGAACTGCATGGCAAAACCAGCAGACCCATAGGATATTTGGCGTTCTCGTAGGTCGATGTTAGAGAAGCGGGTGGGTTCAGTAGAGTCTCCTTCTTTCTCAGAATCAACGCATAGATGGCTCACGTTGCCGTTGTAGGCGTTTTCATGCTTAGTTGGAGTAATGTATTGCGCAGTCCATACGCGCGTCTTGTAGCCCCTCTCAGACAGCTTATAATAGATTGTGTCTTCACACTGTGGTGTTCCTAGGACTAATACCTTGGAATCATCGTTGGGTTTGAGGATAGCGTCGAACTCTTTGATTTGTTCTGACAGCTTGTCCCGCATGGTTTGGGTAGCACTATTGTTAGGGACTTCTACGTCGTCTGCTACGATTATGTCAGCACGACTACCTGTTAGCTGCGAAGTGACCCCAAGCGACTTGACGGAGGGTGCATGGGAGGCTGGGGCGAGTCCAACATCAAAAGATATCTTAGAGAATCTCTGATTTGCTTTAGGTCGCAGGTGTTCCAGTATATCAAGTTCATGGATAATCCTAAGCGTAAATGTCGAGAAATCGTCCGCTCTAGTCTTTGAAGCTGAGACAACAAGGATGTTCTTTCGAGGGTCGAGGAGCAACTGGTGTACAACAAAAGCAGAGCATATCCACGACTTTCCAACTCCTCGGAAACCCTGTATAATAGCTCTTCGGTCTCCTGATTGCATAAAGGAAGCAATCTCATATTGGATAGGGGTAGGGTCTGGAAGGTTGAGTTCTTTCCATACAATGTAAAGGAAGTTACGAAAATCCTTTAACTGTTCAGGGACTTCCATTAATCGTTATAGGCTCTTATCACTTTGTCTACAGCTTCGTCCTTGAATGGCAATACTTTTACTAGTTCATTCATAGGATTGTCGTTGGTTACTGTAGCGGAGATGTTATTATCTTTGAGCATCTGCCGAGCAGCATTAAGGTCGCTAGGGGTAGCGTTGCCACTTGTAATACGACTGATAAACTCGTCAATAAGAATATCCTGTAAGTTATTAAGTTTAAGGGACTTGTCACTCATTATTTTAATTCCTTTATGATTTTAATTATTAAATAGATAAACGAGGCGAGACCCACGAATATAGCCACGACCACATTAATATCTGCTAATGTTAGAGTGCCGAGGATACCCATGAATCCGACAAGTGAGGGGAAGTGCTGTGATTCCATTTTATGCTCTCCTATGATTCATACATAATGTTAACTGAACCCGCATCAAAAGAACCGCCAGAAACTTGCTTGATTCTTACTCTGTCTAAAGTTCCACCTAAGTCAACGTCTCCACCACCAAACACAGCATTGGTTGTATCAAATTTGCCAGAATGAGAGCTAACATAAACATTTGAACCCATATGTAATATTGTCATAATTCCTGACAAACTATTACTACTATTAATTCCATACATAGCAAAACCAGTTGCGTCACTAGTTCCACCAGTTCCATAATGTGAACTAGAAATATACCCTGATGTAACTAAACCACCACTTGTTCCAATTTGTATTAAAGCGGCTACATCAGAACCACTTGAACTTACTCCTCTAAACATTACAGAAATTCGTTTTGCAGTTGATGGTATGCCAGTAAAGTCTATTGCTGTTCCTGATGTAGTAGCGACAGTTGTTCCTGTAACTAACGAAGAAGTGTTCGTAAGTTGACTTCCATCAACCGCAGGTAGTTTAGCAGTGCCATCAAGTTTCACTAGGTTGTTCGCACCTGTGCCAACACCGCTAGCAAGCTGAGTGTCGGAGATACTGCCATCCAGCATCCGAGTATTGTTTTTTGTAATAGACATAATAAGTTGAGTTGGGGGTTGTTTTTAGAGTTTTTAAGAGGGGGGTTCATTAGTGCTACAATACAAAGCTAGAGTGAACAATTTCTTGTGCGGCTAAATTAGTTGAATACAAAAACCGCCAGTGCCATTGGTCAGGCACAATCATTGTCACTTGGGTTCCACAGTTATCTACTGTGGCACTGTCAAGCATCCTTGATTGACCTATTCGTGTTTGACTACTCATATCTGAGTT